CATATTGTCCAGGCCCGTGCCGGGCATCACCATCACGCCCATCAAAGAGGAGCCCGACCCCTTCGAGAGCCTGCACGAGGTCAACGAGATACAGGTCACAAGCTTTCCGCCGCGGCCCATCCTCAGGCGCCAGGCGGTGTCATATCGGACGCACCGGGATTTGCCCCTGCGGGTGCAAGCCATCCGGCGGGCGCACCAGGAGGAGTTTTCCCGCAAGCTTGCCGACCGGGCGCCCATCCATGGCCCGGTGCGTCGGGGGTCTGCGCCGGTGCAGAGCGTGTTGCCGCCTCGGGCGCCGCGGCCCAATGAACGGCAGACCAGGCAAAACGTGCGGCCGCCCCAGCCGATGTCGCCCGATAGCCTATTGCGGCGGTCGCGCTCGGAGGCGCAGCTGTACCAGGTGCCGCAGCGCAGCCATTCCCACAGCCGCTCGCCTATTCCCGATGTGCCGCCCAGGGCGCCCGATGCGGACATCCGCGACTTTTACATCGAGGCAGCCGAGGAGCTGTGGGGGCTGCCGGATGAGATTGGTCGGGCCCTATAGGCTAGGCAACAGCTGGGCCTTGGGGTATAGCGTGTGGTATGACGACCAATATACCTCAAGGCGACCTGCCCGATTTGTACCACAGCTCGACCCTTAAAAAGGGCGTGAAGCTCAAGCTCCTGCAGACCAAAATCCCCGAGCCCCTGCAAAAGGCGGTCATGGCGCAGATGCGCCAGGATGGCCTGACCTGGCGGCAGGTCTTTCGCTGGGCGGCGCTGCAGTACCTGGCGCGAAAAGATAGCAACAAGGCTGAGAAAGTTTGGAAAGCTTGTGTGTAAATCTGTCACGTTTACGGCCGAAGAATTTGAGATGTTGGCGCAGTATCTGCACAACATTCAAAGCAATGCTGCCACAGCGCGGCGCATCAACCATGCTGACAGGCGGGAGCCGGCTGACACAAGGCGGTTATCGGATGCCGAGCAGCTGACGTTGAGCCACTGTGGTGAGTTGATAAAATGGGTCGAGAAGAAACGAGCAGAGGCCATGGCATGAGCTGGCCTGACGCATTTGTAATGGTGGGCATGTTTGTATCTTTCGCGTATGTGGCTGGCAGGATGATTCGGTGACGCAGCAATACCAGCCTCAGTTTGTGTATATTGTGATGCATGCCTGGGGCTTAGATGATGATGAGGAATGGATTGCCGGTCGCGTATATGCAACTGAAGACCTCGCAAAGATGCGGGCCGAGAACATGAAAGAGGCTTGTGGAGTGCTTCGTGATTTTCACGTCCGGGTTGCCAAGTGTCTTGTGCGCCAAGATTGCCCAAAAGAATGAACAAACGGCAGCGCAAAAAGCGTTTGAAAAAAAGGGGGCACTCGGCATTTTTCACATGGTCAGCAGGGCCGCCTAAACGAAAAGCTAAACGCGGAGATACGCACTTTAATTCCCTAGAGGGTCAAATGTATTGGTTTGGAAACATCGAAGGCACACCAGTGTCTGATGCGGCATGGCATCTGTGCAACTACCAACCTCGCCGGGTGGCAAGTGTAACCCATTACGAAAAAAGCTGCTGATAATATCAGTTATCGGAAACTAGGAGAATTAAAATGATCGAAGAGAAAGACCGGTTGGTGTGGAGTGGCGTGTTTTTAGGGTTTGCACGAGCCCTCGTCGCAGTGGAGAAATTGGGCGACGATGCGAGCCACCATCAGGTTTGCCTCGCTATACATGATGAGTTCCAGCGCCAGCGTCGGATTTTTTGGGGGCCGCAGGACGCTGAGCCTTTGCCGGATAAAGACTGCTGATGATAGCAAATGCACCACACGCGTGGCAGACAGCCCCGAACAGGATGCGCCCTAATGGATAACATTTGCTACCGCGACGTCGACTATGACGAGACTCAGCCAGATGAGCATGGCGTCCATTTTAAGCTCGTCGAAGACCTGCTAGGGGCCTGGTCCATTCAACCCATCCACACGCAGCTGATGTATTGCAGGCCACCTTCGCCGCAATATTTTCGGGAATATGCTGCCCGTGCCATGCGGGGCCACTCGCTCAGCACATGGTACGACCGCATCCCGCCAGACAGGCGCGGGTATGCGCTAGCTGCCGTCGACGAGATGTATCAGATGTGGCTGCAGGCTTACATGACTATCCCGGACGGCAAATGATTCCAGGTTGCATTGATGCGTCGAGTTAGTGCAAGTTGAGGGCCTTCAAAAAGAAATCAGCGTTCGTTACGCTGGTTGTCCAGATGGATTCTCAAAGTAGACTCTATGCCGGTACGGGGGTCTGTCCCGTGCCGGTTTTTTCATGCCACGCGACGGGCGCCGCAAGAAGACTAACTAAAGATTGGGACCACCGTATGACTGAAACAAACACCTGTCCGCCTATCGTTTATGTGCTGCAAGACGACGCCAGTCCTCATGAGCCCATGGGTGTCTATTCGAGCAAGCATATTGCGATAGAGGCGCAGCACGCATTGGCGCTGGAGCGCGGCGAGCCAGGCCGCACCTATCGCATTTTCCGCCATCGGCTGGACTACCGCCCCGTCATGGCCGGCGCAACTACGCTTGAGGGGCGGCCCAGCGACGATGCGGACTCTGCGCAAGAAGAAACCAATAGCCGGCATATGCGCGCCATCAATGGCCTGATGTCTCGGGTGCTCGCCTCGGAGAAACGGCAAAGCAAGACCCGAGAAGCCACCGCCGATATGCTCGATATCCTGGCCAAGGGCGTCGACCGCTTAAGAGAAATCGTCACCGAGGATGACGAATGACCATGCAATAAATACGGTATAACCCGGATAACCCGCATCGCATGGTATAGGTAATTGCTGATAACCAGCATTATCGGAAATGGAGAGGTGACATGGCCTACCGGCCGGAAGAGCGCTGTGAGGACGAGGAGTCAAAGAGCGGCAAGCAGAACGCGCCACAAACTCGTTACAGGGAAACTCGATACGCCGGTAACAGGGCACTTAATGTTAGCAGAGGTTGCGATCAGGTCACCGTCGTGCGCCACGAAAGCGATACGTTTTCTATTGCCTCTGATATGGAAGACCATGAGGGCGAGATAATCATGTCCTTGCAGTGGGCACAGGCAGCGCACTACATGTTAGGTAGACTGCTTGAGGATACGGGCAATCAGTGGCGCACGGTAAAGCACGCCGAATTGTTCAAAACCGTAGAGTAAGGGTCTCACTCAAAAAGCCCGCTGCCTAAAAGACAGTAGGCAGCCCTATGTCGGTGTGAGAAAAATTAAGGAGCAGACATGCCGGACAGAATAACACCGAAGCTAAGCATCGCAGCAACGTCGCAAGCACAAAACTGGCTAGATGGCGCGCCTCGAACCGCCATACGCGGCGTCACGGGTGCGACCAATAAAAAGACTGACGCCATGCGGATGTTCATCAAGCTCGAGACGGGCGCTGTTGTCGTCATGGACGAGGCGCAGATCGACCTGCTCGAGTCGAGCATTCAAAAGACGAGGCAGGCGCACGCGACCTTCCTTAATGACAAGCGGCAGCTATGACCGATGTAGGCCTAGAAGGTCGCCGCAAAGTTTAGATGGCTGTAGAAGATACTGCCAAGTTTGAAGTCGAGTTCCCCTCCGAGGAGTACCCCAGATGCGGCTGGCACACTTTCGCCGGGCCTCGCCGTGTACATCTGCAGGCCACTGATAAAATAGACCTGGCCAAGCGGCTGGAACAGCACTACGAATCCTGATGGAACTCGAGAACAGTTGTACTTGTAGCTACGTAAAACTTGATGAGATTTGAAAAGAGACCGCGGGATGCTTTTGCGGTTGATGACCTTGGCGTCGACAAACGCGACCTGCCCGCGGCCATTGCACAGCGTAAAGTCTAGCTCGGCAGGCACCGCCACGGACTTGCCGTTGCCGATAGGCTGAAAGGCCAGCGGGTTTTTGATGCACAGATACCCGCTGACCCGCGCGCGGTGTAGCACGGTTGCCTCAAAGCGCTTGCCGCACAGCCTGTTGTTATCAACGCTGTGCGGTTTCATTCGCCTCGGCAAATTTCGGCGCCACAGGATATAGGTCCGGCGTGCCGGTGCGCGACGGAATATCGACCTGCTTGCCCTTGAGGGAATCAATCGCCAACACGCGCGACATGCGGTGATGCTGCGACTGCGCCCAGGCGTTGTCCATCTCGTCGAGCACCGCCTGGGCCTCGCGCAACTCTTCCTGCGTTTTCTCCAATACATCCTGCGTCGCATGCAGCTCGCCGCGCGTGGTCTGGAGTTTGCGCCACGTTTCTTGGTGCTTCTGATGGATAAGCGTCGCCTCACGCTGCGCCTCCGCCATGCCCTGGGAGACGCGGGCGCCCTCCATGCGCATGCGCCGGATGAGGTCTTCGTGCGCCTCCGTGAAAACCTTCGGCCCGACGCCCATAACCCGCTTTTCGGGAACGTCGGCAAAGGTGCCGGTCTGCCACCTGTCGATAAAGACTTGCGGGTTTTGCTTCGACTCGCGCTGCGTATCGCGCCGACCTAGCGTGCGGGGCCTGACAGCTACGACCTCGGCTTTGTTGACCCCCTGGCGCGGCTCCGTCTTAAGGGCCAGGACGTCGGTTGCCTGGGCTATCTCTCGCTGTACGTCGCTTATGCGGCGGTTCATGCGGCCTCCTCGATGGTGATAAAGCCCTGCAGATAGACGTTGGTCGCCGTGGCGGCAGCCCCCTGTGCGGAGCCGCGCGCGAGTAGCTGCAGGACGTCGCCTGCCGAGACGCTATACTGGTTGCGGTTGGCCTGACCGATGGCGCGCACCTGGCCGCCGAAAGAACCGCTGCTGCCGGATAAACCTTGGCCTGCGGCGTTCGCCCATATGAGGCTGCCGTTTTTATAGACGTCGACGTTGACCGAATTGGTGTTGGTCTGCCCGGCGATAAAGACCGTCAGGACAGAACCGCTTTTGGTGACGGGCACAAGCAACTGCATACCGTTGCCTGAGATAAGATAGGAGCCCGTGCTGACGCTGACGTTGTTCAAAAAGCCGGCGCCGATGGTGTTGCGAAAACCCTGCTGCGAGACGATGGACGGGAAATTAACGACGCCTGTGGCGGTGATGGTGCCAACATTTGTGCCTGCGCTGTTGTTGACGAGCAGGGGGATGCCGCCCGTTGGGGCCTGCAAAATGGTGCCCACCGTCGTTAGGGTCACAAGCGGCTGCCCGCCTAGGACGACTGACACGGCCTCCTGGGATGCGGTGCCGGTATTGTTGTGCCAGACGCCGGTGGCCGTGTTGGTGCTAAAGGCGATGCCGGGCAAAGCCTGCGTGCCATCGGGCAACACGGTCGATTGCGTGACGGTGAGCGCCTGGGTCGATACGCTTGGAAAGACGCCTTCTGCCAAGTGTTCCGGGCGGGCCAGCAGGGTCGTCTGGCTCAGGGCCTGGCCGACACGCACGATGTAGGGCGTCGTTGCGATGGCAGGCTTTGACCCGATGATGCCGCCGACGTTGGCTGGGTCGAGGTAATACGCGGCGCCTGCCACAAGCGAGCCAAAGCCTGGCAAGATGCCGCCGGTCATCACGGTGGCCGTCTGGCCGCTATCGACCGACGAGATAACAAAGCCTGCGACGTTGCAGCGGTTGAGGCCATTTTGCGCTGAGCTGTCTGCGGGGTAGGCCGCGCCCTGGGTGCGGGTGCCGGAGGTGTCCTGCGAGATGTAGACCGCCTGGCGGGCGATGAGCGGCTGGCCTGCGGGGGCGCGGATGATGCCGAAATAACCGGGCTCCATCAGCGTCTTTTGCTCGCCATCGTGCAGGACCGTGACGTGCGCGTTGACGCCGACAAACAGGTGCGAGCCCATGCCGTAGGCGATGACGATGGTGTTGGCGTTGGGCACCAAGGTGGCGATGGGTGCCACCTGGACGCTCAGGGCGCCGGTGCCCGCAAAGGTCAGGGTTGTCTGTGCGGCGGTCGCGGTCGCAGCCTGGGACAAGGTGACGGTGCTGCCGGCGATGGCCTGCACGGTGGTCCCTTGCGGGATGCCCTGCCCCGTGACCGTCTGCCCCTGTGTAATCGGCATCTCGTAGGCGATGTTGGGGACTTGTGTGCTGCCCGATGTGACGTCGCCCGAGGTCGAAAAAGGCACGTTGGCTTGCATGTAGGCGACGCTGCCCTGGGGGATAACGGCAGACCCTGGGCTCAGGGCGTTGTCCGCGTTGGGCACCGAGGGCATGGCCAAGTAGAAGGGCTGCGACCATGTCCACGTGGTGCTGCTTGCCGTGTAGCCTAGCTGGCCGCCGCCGATGAGCCGCACGCTGGTATCCAGTGTGCCGACCAAAGACGTGCTGCCTTGGGCGTCGTCTAGAAAGTTGACCCAATTGCCAAGCTCGTAAAAGAGCTGATTGACGTGCTCTGCCGCCGGCGCTTGGCCTGCGGTAAAGCCCGTATTGCGCAATGACTGCGGAGGTTGGGCGACCTGGCCGGGCAGGCCCTGTGTCCAGTGCGGTAAGACTGTCGGGCGATTACTGGCCATCAGGGCGTCTCCTTCGGGTCACTGTAGATAAGCTGCGCCATCGGGCCGCCGCCTGTACCGTCTAGCGCCGCAAAACCGCGCACCCAAGGCTGCGGGCCGGCGAAAGCAAAGGCGCCAGCGGCGTTAAACGTAGTCGCGTTCGATAGGCTGACGCCAGAGGCCAGGGTCTTACCGATGGCTTTGATGGCCAGGGGGTATAAAGCCGGGCTGAGCTTCGGGCTGCCGATGCCAAGCTGGGTCGTCGCGCACGCGCGCGAGCGGCTGCGCACGGGCGCGTTGGGGTCGGCGATAAAGACGGCGGTGGCTTGAAACATCTGGGCTGCGACCGCCAGCACCGACGCCGTACTGCCATCGGAGGCGTTTTGGCCAATTTGGCCCAGAAGCAAAGCCGCATAAGTTTCGTTGTCTATACCCATGCGCTTGAGGCCGACGACGCGGCCAAGCACGTCGAGGGCTGCGCCAGACAGTATGCCGCCTTTGCCAAGTTGGCCTTTGACGACTTCGTCGAGGGCATCCTCGATGTCCTGTACTCCGCCGACAAAGACAGCCAATAGGGCCCGGGCGCGTTCGGCCTGGGAGTAAGCGCTCGTCAGCCGCGCCAATCCTTGTTCCACATGGTTGTCGATTTTGGTGATGCTCATGCGAACGTCACCTGCACGAACTGCGCCTGCACCGAGGCAAGCTGCTCGGGGAGCAGGCGGATGTTTTGCGTGTTGGTGGGCTGCGGGGTAAGGCCAAAGGTTAGGTTGGCATCGAGCACGCCATCCACATCGCGGAAGGCCGAGGCCAAACCTTGGCTGCCGCGGGCTGTTATTAAGCCGCCGATGCCTATGCGCTCGGCGGATGCCATCAGCTCCGTTTGCACGGTCTGTAGCGACGCCGGGTTAAACGTCGCCGTGCTGCTTTGCCCGGAGGTGGAGTCGCCCGGCACGTTGTAAAAGTCGGTGGTCAACTGGCAGACGATATACAGGATGACAGCGGCTGGCCGGCTAAAGGCAATGATGTGCGGATTGCCCTGGGCATCAGCCACCTGCAGCGCCGCCTGTGCGACCATAGGCACCGCGCTGTAGGTGCCAAGCGCCGATAGGCTCAATGTGACCTGGGTGCCGTTGATGGCCAGGACAAGTGAGCCTGGCTGTAGCCCCCGGCCAGACAGATTTTGCCCGGCCAACAGCCCCGTCACGCTTTGCAAAGTGACCTGCGTGGAGCCTGCCGTGCAGCTGCCCGTTGTCTGCAGAATAGGCGTGCCAAAGGACGCTATTCCCGAGGGGGCGGAGGCCAAGATAGCCTGGGCAATATCAGCGTCGGCGCCGCCCTGCACGACAATCTCGTAGGACTTAGGTGGGCGGCCAAAGCTTGCGGTGATGCCGGCCTGGCTCTGGTCGTTGACGATGGCCACAAGCGGCTGCGCCTGCCCGCCTAAAGCGCCATTGTAGTCGATGGTCATGCCGTAGGTGACAGAGCCTGTGACTTTGACGTTTTGTAGATCTGGCTGCGCGTTGATAGCCGCCTGCACCGACGCTGACGTGGGCACCGCCGCAATGGGGGCCGTGGTATGGCCGCCTAAGACCAGCTGGAAGCTGCCGATGGGGGTCGTGCCAAAGGTGAGGAGCTGCAGGGCTGCGTGCGTGGTGTTTTCAAACGCGAGGGCCGTCGAAACCCCTGGGACCGTCAAGACTTTGGCGGTGATGCCCGACAAAGTACCGTTGCCGCGGGCCGCCAGCGCCGTTTTGCGCCGGGCCTCAGCCTCCGTGTCGGTCTCGGTGTTGGCGCCGGTCAGGCAATCAAGCGGGTTATCGACGCCAGTCCATCCGGATTTGCCCGAGCCCATCACCGTCAGGGTGTGCGCCAATACGGTATTGGGGCCGGTCTGCGTGCAGGTCGCCGTGCCGATGGCCTGCGCCGGTTGACCGACCGTTGTCTGCACGACGGACAGGTTCACCAGGGCGTTGCCCGCCAACAGAGCCTGGGTCGCAACCACAATCTCGCTTTGCGCCTTCGCAGCTGTTGCAGGCTGGCCGGTGCTTGGCGTTGTGGCGCCAAAGCTTACGGCCATGGTCTGCGCCGAGGTCTGCGTCACGGCAACGTCGGTAAAAGGATACAGCCCTGTCGTGTCTTTGAGGCCGGCGATGGCCGCCTGCACCTGGGCCGCCGTGGCATTGTAGGGCAGGCCGGATGTGCCAATGAGCACGCCGCTTGGCCCGGTCAACGTCAGGGTGTAGCTGCCGGACGTCGGCACTTGGCTAAAGACCAGCTGCTGTAGAGCGTTTTGCGGCAGGCCGATGGTCACGGCGTTGTCGAGCGTAAAGTTAAGCGTCGGCAGGGTCGTCGTTTGGATGGTGCTGCCCGAAGGGATTGTTGTGCCCGGGGTGCCGTACAAGACCAGGCCTGGCAACACGAGGCCTGCGGGGGTGATGTCGGGCACCGGGTTTGTGACTGTCGGGCGCTCCTTGTTGCGGCTCAGGCCCAACAGCGCCAGCTGATAATCGACGGCAACGCCCTCAGCGGCGGATGGGTCTTGGGCGGCATAGGTATCCGCTAGGCCCTCCGAGACTAAAGCCAGGCGCTCAGCCATGATGCTTGCGAGCTGGCCCAGGTAGGTGTCCGGACCCAAGGCTGTGGTAGCGCCAAACTGCGAGGCGATGGCGGCTTTCAAGTCGCTTTCCCAGTCGACTTGCCTGCGATTAACAAAACCTGACGGAAAAACACCAAATGAGCTCATGTTAGCCGCCTACGGGAACGGTAGTTGTGACGCGCACGCCTGTTGCTGTGACGATGGTAAACGAGATGCGGTAGATGCGCTGCGCCCGGTAGGCGGTGCCCTGGTAACTCAAAAGTGCCTGCACGCCGGGGCAGCCAAGGATGCAGTCTTTGATGGCGGCGTCTATCTCCGGGGCCGTGGCGCCTTTGCGCAGAATCGTCTGATAGTAAGGCACGCCTTGATTGGTCGACATAAACCACTCGCCAACAAACAAGCGCAGGCGTTGGGTTAGAAGCTGCACCGTAGCGTCCGTGCCGCTACCTGTAGGAGATGTCAGGGCGACGTCCCCGTTAACCATGAGCAAATCGCCATAATCAGGCGTGCCCAAAACTGCTTCAGATAGTTGCAGCGCAAGGTCAGCCATCAGCTTATTTTTCCCGTTCCTGTAATTGCGGTAGGGCTCGTGACGGTGCCTGCGCCAGTAGATGTTGAAACAGCCGCGCCCGCAGGGTCGATAAAGGTGCCTGGCAGCACATCTACGTGGTCGACGAGGTATGTCAGATCCGCACCAAAGATAGCCTTGATGCTGGCCTGCAGGGCATCGGTCTCCTCCGGCTTTTGGAGCTTGTCAAAATGAGGCAGCGCCTGCACGGCGGCATAGATTGCGGCACTGCGGGCATCAGATGTCGTCGCCATCGTCGTCCTTTGCGTTGCGAAGGTGTCTGGAGATGATGGTCAACATCTCATCTATGCGGGCGCGTACCTCTGCGCAGCATTCACGCACCGCTAAACCCTCATCTGCGTTGCAGTCATCGACAATGCACTCTAGCTCGTAGATGGCCTGCGCCAAAGCTTCCTTGAGGACATACGCCGCATCGCTCACGCATCCCCCTGGGATTTGAAGGTATCAAGGTTGGTTTTCAACGAAGCAAGTCGCGTGCCAATATCGGTGAAGGCCTGCACGCTGCTGGCAATGAAACCGGCGGGGCCAAAAGAGGTCAGCACAAGCGCCTGCGCCAAATCCTGCACGAGGTCGATCTGCGCTTTGAGGAGCTGGTCCAATAAGTCGACCACCTCCTGCGTGCCATTGTGCACCGACAGCCGGCCGTTTTTCTGCAGCCGCAGGGTCAGCTGGCCGTTTTGCAGGACCATATCGCCTGATTGCTGCACGTCGGTTGTTTGCAGCTTCTGCGGCACGAGCCCTGGGAAAAACACCGCATCGCTGATGTCGTGGCAGCGGTCATCCTGGGGGTCTTGGGGGGCGGTGCCGTCGGATGCCAAAAACGCATCGAGGTTGCGGTCGCAAAAAAGAGCCAGGCCTAAATCGCCTGGGGCCACAGGGTAGGTCACACGAAAGTCTTGCCCCTGAGGCATCACCACCGGCACGTCATGCAAAGGCGCCATGGCTTGCGCGTCTTGCCCCTTAAACCGCGTCATATACAGCGGCTGCACGTCGACGGTCTGGTCGCCTTTCACCCGCACAACCTGGCACGGCATGGCCACCCTGAGGTTGAGCGCGCCATAGCGCACGGCCTTTAAAATAACCTCCTCGAGGGATGCGGTCTCGGGGCTGAGGTTTGCGTCGGCCATAGCCTGAGCATACGGGCAAAAGGTTTGCTTTTAAAGCGGCAGGGTTCGGCTAAGCTTCAACATGCAAAGCGAATCCATGCATAACTTACCGCCGCAGGCTTTCAACCGCGCGCATAGGCCGACTTTTCTGCGCAACAGGAGCTCGCAGCTCTCGCCGCCGACGCCCTGGAGCGGCGCCGCGATGTCACCGGGCATCCGCGTCGAGCCCGAGGCCGTGGATTATTTTCACGAGGCCACAGCCGACAGGCGCAGCTGGCGGGCGGCGCAGAACATGGCCATGGTCGTCGGTGGCCGCTGTGTCGTGTCTTTGGGCCTAGGTGGCGTCATCCAGTCGTTTATCCCCGGCAGCCTAACGGCGCCCAGGCCGCCTGTGGCCACGCCCGGAACGCCCCCGCACCTGGGCCGCCATATGTTTCATCCAGTCATCTTCTGGCTGGCGCTGACGGGTGCCGCCATAGGGTTGGCGGTGCATACCTACGGCGTGGTGCGCTTTTACCGCGACACATCGAGCATCAACCGCAATCGGGCCATTATGGTGGCAACGGCCGCGACCCTAGGCGCTTTTATGGTGGCAGGCGGCGGCGTGCAGTACAGCTACGCCGTCATCAACCAGGACTCGCGCGCGACGTGGGAGGCGTTGCCCGTGCGGGCCATAGGCAACTTTTTGGTCTTTGCCTGCCTGCCCAACAGTTTCTCGGCCTCAGAGGTCGTGCACGGCCAACTACCCATTGGCCACCGCATCCTCATCCGCGACCTGAGCTTGGCTTTAGGCGGGGCGGCGTTGCTTGTCTACAGCCAGGTATCGTCTGCCAAGCCGGAGCCGGCGCCTTTGTACGCCCGCGAGCTGACCCAGGTGGCCGGTATCATTGGCATCGGCATCGGTGCCGCCCTCCCGCGCGTGGACGCGATGCGCGCGCAGGCGGACGCGCGCGCGGCGCACAGGGCGACTTTGCACCCGCTTAGATTAAACCCGGTACTGTGGCGGCGGCAAAGTCAAACCCCCGGGCCGGCGTAAGGGCCTGCACGACACCATCGGGTAGGCGGGCGCATTCTGCCGTGACCTTCCAGTCATCGGCGTGTGAATCGCCCACGAAGGTTGCGGCGCGCAGCTTGTAGAACCCTTGGGCTTTTTCATTCTGGCTGACCACCTGCACGAGCTGGCCGGGGATGAGCTTGGGGTTGAGCAGGCTGTCGAAAGTGACGCCCTCGTCGGTGATGGACGGCACGCCGAGCATGCCGGTCTGAGGGCTCACGACGATGGCCGTTTTGCCCAGATGGCGGCCCTTGGGCACCATATTCAGCTTGTTGTTAAGCACGTTAAATTCGATGCCGTGGCGGCGCAGGCAGGTATCTAGGACCTGGCGGCAGCCACCGGACAGCGTCTGGCTACGGCTCAACGTGTAGTCCGGTAGGCCGATGACAACGCCTATGTTGACGCCCATGGCTTTGGCGACGTCGGACAAGATAGCCGACAACGGCGTGCCCTTGGCGTAGGTTTGATTAAATGCAGCATTAAGCAACGCATACTGGCCATCGGTCGCCTCTATCTCGGTGGTGATGTCCGGACCATCACGTTTGGTCGTGACCTTAAATGCGCTACCAAAAAACAACGTATCAGCGATGCCCTGGTAGCCTGCGACAAGACTAACCTGTGTACCTACTTGACCCATGGCGCCTGTGGCGGTCTTGCCGGGCTGCAGCGCCGCATTGCCTGAGATGGCACCGCGGCTTGCCTCCGATAGATTAAAAACGGTTATTTTGGCAGCGTTGGGGGTGTCTTTAACGCCCTGCTTAATCTCAAACCTGACCCGCAGTGCGCTTTGCCCGGAAACCGTGTTGCCGTACTGCAGGCCAAATGCGTCTCGTGGGTCCGATAGCGTCAGCGCGTAGGCACGGGCAAACAGATATTGCTGCGTCATGGCGCCTCGCCGCGGGCCTCGCGCCGTTTGCGTCGCTCCTCCTGCAGCATCTCAATATAAGGCAGGGTGTGCACGTGGCTGCACTTTTGGCAGCAGCGCCAGTAGGTGCCGTTGCGGGCGTCTTGCCAAGGGCTAAAAACGTGCCCCGTCAAAAAACACCAGACGTCAGACCAGAGGCTGAGATACCAAAACTTGAGCGATTGCAGCATCAGAGGGTTCCCTTCTCAACGTACAGCAAAACGTGATCTAAAAGGAATGACCCCAGCACAGGCTCTTGGCCCTGGCCGGAGTTATCCAGTGCCACAAAATTGCCCGGCGGAATAGGCAGGTATCTGTAGGCGGCGAGGAGGTCACGCTCGATAAGAATAGGGACACCGGCGACGATGGTATTGCCCACTGCGTCGCCTAGCGTCATGTACCAGCGGTTTGCCCGGGTATTGAATGCACATTCAATAGTATAGGTGGCGCCCTCTAGGGTGCAGGGGAAACTGTACCATGGATAATTTTCGGTCAACGGCATGGTTAAGATGGCCATTAATCCCCCAGCCCCACAGCAGATGCAGTTTTGCCGATGGCGTTTGATACCTTCGTAAGCGCCGTTTTTGTCGGCTGATAGGTATAAGTTTCCCCTGCATTAAAGTTGTCCACCGCCTCGCTACGCTCTGCCTCCTGTTCGCCTTTTTTCTTTTTTGATGCGCCTAGAGGTTTATTCTCTATGTAGGCAACATCGACGTATTGCGGCGTCACAAGTTGTATCTGCTCAAGCTGCAACGTGAACACGCAAACGCCTGAGGTGCTCGCGTCGCGCGGCATCTGCAGGCTTTTAGCGACCATATTAGGATAGCGCGCGTAGGCCGTCAGCATCGTGAAAGGCTGCGGCAATGTCGGAGGCGACGCGGTGGGGTCACCGGCAGCGAGTTGCATCAGCGTTCGATAGGCCTCTTTACTGGGGCTAAATGCGCTGTCTTGTGGGTGTGTTAATTGATAGGCCGTGGCAGCTGACAATACGCCTAAGGGAGGCACGACGCTACTGACAGCATTGCCGATGCTCTGCGTTAAAAAGCGTTTGGCGTCGTACAACGGCGTGTCAGAGACGACGCCTGTCACCATTAATGACAGTGGCTGCACGACAATGTGGTCAGAGATGACGCTACCGTCTTCGACCGGATTTGTCGTGACCTGGGCTTCTCTGCCGTGCTGTTCATTAATGCAGGCGTCAAACTGTAAGATGCAGCCGTACCCCGGCCGCAAAATTTGTGCACGGCCGGATTGGCCCACAAGTTCCTGCAGCAAGCCTGCGGACTTTGACAGGCCGGCTGCTTGGCCGACAACGTTGCCTAATCCGCCGGCTAAGCTGCTCATCAGCGTAACATCCCTTGTCCGAGGTTTTGGTCAGCCTGTCTGAGGATCATCGGGAATGCCTGGTGCACACCGTCTTTGGCGGCTTGCGCTATGGCTTTTGGATCGGCATTGGCCGGCACGTTGACGGTAATGGGCGCGTCAACTTGGTAAGACACAGGGATCGGTCCCTGCTGACCGCCAGAGAGGGGCGGTCCCTGAGCAGGCATATTTTGCGCATCCTGTATGTCGTTGATGTGTTCCTGCACATCAAAGCGGTAATCGGATATACTCCCAAAATCTATGGGCGCGCCGCCTTTGTTCTCCGCGCCGACCGGCCGCAGCGGCATGCTTTGCATGGTTTTGTCTTTGGCATCCTGCACGCCACCATCTGGGCTGTAGAGGCCAAGCTTTTTTAGAGCCGCAAGGGACAAACTCTTGATGGCCATGATGAGCTTGTAAAGCCACATGTCTTCGACGTTTCCGGTTGTCAGAAACGTGTAGGCATCATGCAACGCGACGATAAGCGCGCCCATAATCGCGACGCCCGTAGCGCCGCCGACGCCAACTGTGACAGCGGCAAGGTCGCCAGCAAAGCCTAAAAGCCATTTACCGTATTTCATCAGATACGGCATGCCTGTCTTCACGACAGTGAAGGTGCCTTTGATGACAGCAAAGCCATCCGACAATTGTTTAAACGGCCCGGCCACAAGACCGAGGGCCGCAGCAATGACACCGATTGCAACCTTAAACTCTATAAAGCGAATAATAAGGTTTTCTACAGCTTCTACGAGGGTTCTGTGCGTTTTAATAAAGTCGAAAAGCACCTCGCCTGTGGCACGGATAAAACCGACGACCATACCGAGCGCAAACGCAACTTTGTTTGCGTACTCGCGAAAGTCCTGCATGATGACGTCGTGGTTGGCTATCCAAAATTGCTTGATTCGGTCGATGGTATGCACGATGGCCGGCGCAAAATACCCTGCGAGATTTGCTGCAGCGGAACGAAACACAAGGCCTAAAGACGACACGCTGTCTTCAAGCTCTGCCAGTTGCTCAATGTTCTGCTTATTAACGGTCGCGCCGATGGTCTGCGCCTCGACCATCTTATCGCGTATGCCCTGGCCACCTTGGGCCATCAGCTTGGTCATGTTGGCAGAGCCGCGACCGAGCAGCCCCATAAGCAATTGCGTGCGTTTAATAGGGTCTTCTATACCCTGTATGCGGTCGGCAAGCACCTGCATGCCCTCAGATGCGTCCGAGAACGTATCGATCTGGGACTTATCTATTCCCACTTTAGCGAACATCGCCAGCGCTTCTTTGGAGCCATCGCGCGCCGCGCCTATCATGCGCGAATACCTGGCCATCGCGCCGGACAGTTCCTCTTGG